TCAGAATCAAACCTTACCCCATCTTCATCAGTCCCATCAGTTGTGAATTGCCGCACCGTATGAATTTCTCACGCTTCTTATCCCATTGCCTCTGATATTTCTTTTCGTCATAAGGTGGGGAAGAAGTACGGCTTTTCAATGCCATGCAAAGTACGCCACATAAAATATTTAATGCCGCATCTTGAAGCATTACATATTTCTTTTCGTTGTTTACGAATTTTCCGAATCCCTGCATTGTTTCTATGTATGGCGCAACAATCTGTTTCATTGCACCAATGTTGCCATCTGCATCAATTATACGGTCGGGTAGAAGCACGTCATCAACAGTTATCTTTTTGCGTACTTTGGCATGATAGCCTTGCCCTAAAAATTCTTTATACATGATTTTCGCCTCCAAATATTATTTATGGTCTTGTGTCATCGCTTAACTGAATCCTTGAAACGCCAGCCATCCCTATTGAGTCGATGGATGTGACTTGATAATTGTCGCCATCGTAGAAAAAGCGGTCAAGCATCGTAACGCCTAATGACTTCGGTACCTGAAAGATATATTTCGTACCATCAAGCAATCCGGGATCCTCTTGTCTTAGCTGTGCTGTTATAATTTGTCCGTAGCATGACACATCGGCGTTTTTAGTCACCCAGTCTTGAATAATATTGCCGCTGTCGTCTGCCGCTTCCTCATACCGCTTATGCTGAATAACAGCGTTGCACTTTGCCGCAAAGAAAGCAGCTTCGCTTGAAGCGTAATCCAGATTGACTGATTGAACCAAAAAAGCGTCATTCCCAATGGTTACGATTTCACCGCTTTGCAAGTTGGCATCCATTAATATAAGCCCTTCCCAGTACGCCTCACGAACGCCAAGGTCACGGCTTGAACGTGTCGAACGCTTGATTGACACCTTTGTTTCAACAGGTTCATCACGTTCAATAATGCAACTTTGTCCTTTGGATTTTAAAAACTTTCCAGCGTATGACATTCAATCACCGCCTTACGTTATTCTAAAGTGAAGCAGGTCGGGATATGATACCGTTGAAATGCTTCCGATATACCCATCTCGCTCGACTTCGAGTTCGATTTTTAGCTTATTCCAGTCTGTGTACAGTGAATGCGATTCATGCGGACCCGCTTCCTTGTTCGGTAGCCTTGCAGGCATACTCGGACAAAGCAGGGCAGCGCAAGCACAAACAACAGCGGCTTCGAGATAGGTCTTGTCGTCGCCATCAAAGCTTTCGTAATCAGGTACTTGCTTAATAATGGTAGCCTCGGAAACGGAAATTACATCAGGTTGTCTGATATCGTCATCTGAAAGGTATGGTTCGGATACGCCCAATTTAGAGCGTACCCGTTTTTCCCAACCTTCACCGGTTAGTATTTTGTTAGCCATAGGGGTTCACCCCCTTTAATCTAATTTCAGCAAGAGCGAGCTGTCTTTGAACATCTTTCTGAAACCGCTATTTTCAGATACCGTCATGGCTTTTGTTTGATTAATGACGTTTATGTCCGCTTCATTGATAGTGGAGCTTAACTCATACACTTCTTCGATGGCGGTGTCTTTGTTCAGCCCATAAATAACTTCCTTATTGTCTACCTTCCCAATGTTAGGATTGTAAAGTAGAGTAAAGTTGGTTACCAAGTTCTGTGGCATCTGGACAGAAACATTCAGGCCTTTTGTTATGGCTTCGTCTGCCATCCCTGCTACATCAGCAGTAGGATACAGAACATTTAAGACCTGTAGGAATCCATCTTCATTGGCAACAACGGTATTGCAACCACCGGCAGTATAGAATTTCAGCAAAAACTTAACCAAAACTTCTCTGTTCAGTTTGTCGCCAGCAGTAGCACCTAAATCTGTTTGTTTAATAACATCCGCTGCATTATTATTTCCGTCACCGTCTTTTATGACAGTTAGGATTTCAGCAATCTTGTTGTTGGCCGCTTCTGTACCGATTTTTGCTATGTGCCTCTCAAATACTTCAAGATTCATCCTTCTTAATGCCTCGTATGAAACACCAACGGCACGGCCATATTTGTAAAGCTTAATGGCGCTTTCTCCAAGCTTCAATGTAGCCTTTGGCAGGTCAGAAGCCTCAGTTACTCTTCTCATCTCTAATGCTTTTTTATTTCTAGCATCACCAAAATCAAGATAAGAAGCCTCATAAACCCCGCCTGTGATTCCTGTCCTTGTAGCCACAAGGTGCTGGTACATCGGATATTCCGTCATTGCATGGACCAGCGTTCTTGCCACATATTCAGGGAACAGGGGAGATGTGTCGGTTCTGTAGAAAGCCTCTACTTTTGAAGAGGATAAGTTTTTGCCCGGGATGGACTTTGTCAGAATTCCAGCCTCTTTCATGAGCCTTTCAAAGGCGTCTAACCCCTCGCCTGCTTGTGTAGGACTTTCAAGCTCTAAGAACATTGATAATGTCATACCTTTTTCGTGGGCTTGCTTATAAAGCTCCGACCCAAAGTTCGCTAATGTTATAGCCATAATTCTTTCACTCCTTCCTAAATTAACCCAAAAACACGGTTGCGGTTTTTGCGGTTGCGTCTGTGTTGATGAATATGGGTAGACCGATTTTTCTATCAGCAACGCCAGCGACGTCAGTCGTGTCGCCCATTACTGCACCAGTAGTGCCGGCAGCAAGTTCGATTTTCATCGTGTCGTCATTGTCAGCAGGAACTTTAGCGGTCAAAGTAAGGGCTGCGGTTGATCTGGTTACATCGAAAAATGCTTTAACATCGGTGTCAGCCTTTAAAGCCGTTTCGATTGCCGTGGCAGTTGCTGTAGCAGTGCCTGTGGCCAGAGTTACAGTGACTGCCTTACCATTCTTTAATGCTTCACTTCCAGCAGCTGTAACGGTAACAGTAGCGTCTCCTTCTGCGGTTGCCCCTGTAGTTATCGTTTGAGCCATTGACTGCTTAGTCCCGATACCGATTGTCGTGTCTTTCAATGCGCCATTGCCGTCAACCAAACATACTCTGCCTGGAGTAACGCCAGTAGCAACCACCGGAACATCTTCTCTAAAACCTCTGAATTGAACGCCTACATGTCCGTCGTCCTCATAGACATCAATGAACCCAAAAGGAACATCTCCGTCATTGCCTAAATCAACTACATCACCGGCGCTTGTAACAACTACCGGTAAATCCACTACTGCATCTCTGTTTGCAGCAGCAACCAACGCTTTAATGCCTGCGCCAGCCTTAAAAGTTGCGGATTGAAAGCCTATGCCATCAAATGAAATTCCATCTCTTGCCATAATGTTTTACACATCCTTTCTGCTCGTTTTTGAGCATAAAAATAACCGCCTTTAGCGGTTTGTTTAAATTTTTAACTTTGCTTTGTCTTTAGTTATCTGCCTACCTTAAACGCTTCGTCCGGAGCTGTCGCTTGTTCAAGTTGTCCTGCTGCCGGGTCGGTTTTCCTACCTGCCGGGATTGAGGCATTAGCCTGTGCTTCCCAAGTTTTCATGATGTCTTTGATATTTTTTGTGCCCATTGAAGCAAGTGTCTGCTCCCAGGTTTCTTTAGTAAACTCGTTGCCCATGGCACGAACGCCCATAGCCAGCGCATCTTCTGTCAGTTGCTTGCGGTATTCAATGCCCTCATTTGCAAGACTTAGCACTTGTTCGGAAGCGTATTCCTTGCCAAGCTTTTCTGTGGCTTGTTCCTGTGTCATGTAAGAAGCTGCCTCACCCTCTTTCGGCTCAACTTCCTGAATCGCAACATATGCATCAGCAAGCTGATTGCACAGTTCCTCAACAGTTTTGCCCTCTTCAACCTTTATGCTGAATGCTTCAAGCAGCTTTTTCAAATTCTCATTCATCTTACTTTCATCTCCTTTCACAGCAAATATTTTCTTGTGTTCTGATTTCTTGACCAATGTTGTCAACCCTGCTCGTTGGCTATATGTCGCAATCATATGTCTGTCAGGGGCAATGCCCTTAATATCTTCGACGACCTCATAAGCTCCGTTCTGATTTTCCAGTATATCTCCTGCTTTTGACATAACGCCTGCGCCCGGATAGGCACCATCAAACACTAAGGAATTCTCCATTAAAAAGCCTGGAGGTTTAGCTTTTATGTAACAAAGCTGATTTCTTGTTACGCCATCAGTTCCCTCAACTTCATATGTTTTCCCGGATATATGCTTGCATTTTTCATAATCCCTATAGTTGTTCCCGCATATAGAGCATACCGCCCTGTCGTAGCCAAATCCTATTGATGTATCAAACAATGTTCCGGCTTCGATACTAATAGCCAAGTCATCAGTTTTTATTCCGTCAAGCTCAACGCCTCTTAGCATGTAATGATCGCCCATTAACGATACTGTCTCGCCTTCCTCTGTACCGGTTTCGTAACGGCTATCAAAGGTTCTCCCATAAGGTATGGCGGCTTTTGGTCTGCCGCCTAAGCCGAAAAATCCATCAGGCCTCCAACTATGGTCTAGCAGCAGCGATACGCCATTCTTGGCGTCCTCGGCATATATGTCTAAAAGCTCCTTGGTTAATTGAACATACCTATTGGGAATAATCATGTCGCCCGCTAACTTCGTGGGAAACACAAAAACCTCATCAGCTGACAAGGTTCTTTTTGCAAGCTTATTTATTTTCGCCAGCTGCGCCTCGGTTGGTACTCCAAATTTAGGCATTATTTATCACCTTCTTTCTTCCCAAAGTATTTCTCTTGTTCTTCTTTGCAGAATTCCTCACAAATACAGCCTTTGCAGTCTAAGCATTCATGCAAATCGTCAGACATCATTTTCTTTTGGGGGTACGTTTTCCCTCTGATGTTTGTCGTTATTCGCATTGTTCTCACCTCCCAAAGAAAAGCTAATTCTTGTATTTTCAACGGGTTTCCCGACGGCTTTTTCAGCATTCATAACCTCTTGCGCTGCCTCGTCCTCGTTAATCCAGCCCATGAGTTGTGCTATTGCATAGAATTTCTGTTTGAGTAGGCTAACCGTCATTCGTTGCTCTTCGGAATTCCAGTCAAGTATATTGTGACTAAATACCGGCACTGCTTGAACGCCCTTAACTCTAAGCCATAGCCGGGCAACTTCCTCTATAAGTCTTTTGCTTCCACGTTGGCAAGATGCAATGCCTGAGCAGAATATGCGGAATTGAACGGTTCCCCACGATTCTGTGACGCCCTGGTTCCTGTTCATAAAAATAGCCATCTGTTTTAAGCCGGAAAGCGTTTGAACGTCTACCAGATCATTGATAGCTCTTACATCAAGGCTTTTGGTATTAGCACCTTGACTGTTTGGATTTTTCTTAACATCGTCAAAGTGGATTGTGTCAGAATCGGGAGCCAAACCTTTAAGCATGTTTGAGATGTTGTCATGTTGCTTTTGCAGCCACTCTGTAACCTTATCTTGGTCATTCTTGATATGCTGCGGGCAATACTGCAACATGCGTTCAACATTTATCTCGTAGTCGTCCCTCGGCCAGCCTTGATGATGCAAAACCGCCTGTAAATCTTGGAGTATTTGCATTTGAAAATCAACGGCTTGCAGAACGGGGGAGAGCTGCAACGTCCCTCTTGGATCGCCTATGTCCGGATCGGACGGCACCCAAAAGAAGTTGGCATGTTGCTTGTCAAGATAAACCTTTTTAAAATTGTTATATTGATATGGCATCCATTTTTGCCTACCATCAATCTCTTTAAGTTCCCATTCAACCGCCTGCGGCTTAACAGGGTAGACATCGTATATATCCATCCTGTCCTCGGTTACTTCAACCTCACACGCCATAGCCCCCAATAAAAAAGAGCTGTAGTGGAATTGGTCTATCAGCCCATCAAGTCCCGCATTGCTTATCTCATTTATCCTTGACGCAAAATCACGCCACTCGTATTCAAGCTCAGTTAGCTTTGTTTTTTTCTCTCTATCGCCAACGGGATAAAAGCTGATTTTATTTCCTTGATTAGCAAGTCTTACAAAGTTCCATACTGCCATTGAAACATCGGGGTTAACACGCTTTAGGAATTCTATTGCTTCAACTTCATCAGGGATTATGCGCAATGTTTTAAGTACATCTGCGGTTCTTGAACGATAAGGGGATAAAGTAGTTGAGTAGCCGCTGCCAATCATCGTCTGCCTGCCTGTGGGTACTTTTGGTTTATCTCTTGATTTCTTTGAAAAGACATCTTTCCAAAACGCCATATACATCACCTTCAATCTTCAAGCTTTTCTATTTCATCTATTAGCTGAGCCTTAGCTAAATCAACGAACATCTGATTGTTTATAATAAGCCCTATGATGAATTTTTTATCATCTTTGCTGATTTCAATTTCGCCGGTTTTGATTAAATCATATGCCCATGCCATGGTTTGAGCCGGTCTGTCTGTGCTTGATGTCGCTAAAATGTCGGCCAATATCTCACATAAGAGCTTATCTTGTGGAATCCCTCGTAAGTCAAGCAGGTTATCGTTAAGGTTTAATTTCATTTCTTATCGCCTCCTAATACTTGAAATTAAAAAAGACTCGCCCGCATTTCCTGCAAGTAGCCTTTTTATCTTTGAACCAGTCCAAATCCTTTTCAGGACATCCGGTAATGATATGTAGAATCCAGTAAAATATCTGCATAAAACCACCCCCTAATCAAACCAATCAGGTTTATTCTCATATCCAGGTGTTGTTTTTATTAATTCCTTAATTTCAAGGCACTTCTCACAATAGAACCGATCAACACGTTTCCACTGCTTA